TTTGGTAGCCGGGTCGGTTTTCGCAATACGTGGCGAGGCCAGTCCCGGTTTTGCTATTGGTCTCGATCTGGGCGACCTCTTCGCTCATCTCCACGATGTCCGGGAGCAGGTGCCAGTTGGTATGGGTGGTCCAAGCCGCAGCGGGAGTTGTGCCAGCGGTGACTTCCTCTACCACCAGCACCCGATAGTTATTGCCATATCTGTATGCCATTATTTATCTCCTAACAATCATTTGATTTGATTTCGGCGTAAGCCGCCGGGTCCGGGTCCGGCTCTGGCTCCGGCTTGGGCTTGGCTTTCTTGGGTTGCGGCTCGGCCTCGAGAACATCCTTGTAAAAGTCCACAACTTCCGGCGGATATGATTCATAGCGGTTGGCGTAAAAGATATACTGCCGCCCGTTCACGTTCGCCCACAGTTTCTGACCAAAACTGGGTTTCAATCTGTATTTCATTATAACCTCACAGCCTCGAATCTTCAACGAGGCAACGTAGTTCAATTTTGCGGTAGGTGGCCGTCTCTGAAAAGCCGGGAAGTGCCGAGAGGTCTGATCCCGAAACGAGGCCGCCCATTTCCACGCGCACCGGGTTGCAATTCATTACCACGCCGCCGAGATTGGCGGTGGCAAAGAGCGCATTAAACACGGTCGCCTGTAAATTATTCATGTATTGCATCCGATTCCGCAAGACATCCGAGACAAGCGTAATCGACAATGTAAGCTCATATTCGTAGCGCTGGCCGCTGGTCAGGATAAACTCCTGCGCTTCCTCTTTGATAAGTGCGAGCGGGTAGCGGTTGCCAACATTCTGGATAGCCTCCGGCCAACGGTAAACCGTATTTATCCCGGCAGCTTTGAGGTAGTTCGTGATAGCGGTCACAATAGTTTCGACCTTGTTTGTCATTTGACCCGCTCCAGTCTGGTCTTAAGCACGATAGCCAGCGCATCAGTCAGCTTCTTTAGTTCCGCGTCCGAGAGTCCGAAAAATTCACGCTCCGGCATCCCGTCCAATCCCTCATTATGTTTTTGAGCAATCGCCGCCCGGTCGCCGACAATGAATATCTCACCCGCAAGCGGATTGGCTATGCCCCGTGTCTGCATCGAAGTCCCAAGCATATCACCGTGAAAGGTCAGGTTGACAGGACTTTCCCGGCGGCCTTTCTTGACCCTGTAAGCCGCATAGCTGGGCGAGTATGGTTTGAAAGCTGTCCCGCTCACGTCTGCGCCTTTCTGTGTCCTTTTCTTGATAATGTCCGCAGCGTCACCCGCAAGCCGGTGCATATCCTGCCGGTTAGGCGGCATCTGCTTTGCAAGCTCCGTAAAGTTCGGTTGCTTTACCACGTCAATCTTGATCATCTGGACAGCCGCCCCAAAATCTCAATCTGGTAATCCGTTGTCGTGCCGCTTGGCGTGGACGCTATGTCCATGCGCCGCAGACCTTTGGCAAGCTCGTCTTGATAGCGCTGGCTGTAAATTTGATATTTCTGGACAAACAGTTCATTGAACCCGCCGGACAATAAATCTTGATAAATGAGCGACAGGGTTAAATAATCGCAGGCGACAAGGAAGGTCTCCGGGTTGGTGAGCAAATCGATCAGCACTTCCCCGGCTTCATAATCGACATAGAGGCCGTATTCTTTCAGCTTGGTGGTTATGTCATTGCCAAGCATTTCTTTGGCGAGGCCAATCTTTTCTTGCCAGCTATAATCGCCGGAGGTGCTGGTCTCAGTCCACCCAGCGCCCCAATTCCCGCTGCTGTCGGTCAAGGTCAGTGTCTCGGCCCCTGTGCTGTCGTATAGCGTGGCACCGTAGCCTTCATTGACCGGAAAAGAAAACATCAGTCTATCAAATACATTATACAGGCCGATCCCTACGATATACTTGGCGGTTGGTAAGTTGATTTTGCCCGCGGCCACATTGACGGTTGCGGTGCTGCCATCGGAGTAGGTCAATATCGCATAGGTGCAATCGGCGAACTCGTCACTTGGCAGCCAGACATTCAATCCGGCGGCGATATAAATAGCCTTGCGCGCCGTGCTTCCGGCTTGGATATTGATTTCCTTTTCGTGCCGCGCAATCGTTTCAGAAGTGCTAAGGGTGGTGGCTGACCAAGACATTCATTCTCCTAAAGTGGGGTGGGGGCGGTTGCCCGCCCCGTTCCCCGATTGGGTTATTCGACTACGAGGTAAGCCTCGATATAGTCGGCAGCTTCATTAGCAGAGCAGGCCACATTGATGTCCATGTAATCGTAAGCTTTCGCCAGACGATCAGGGATGTAGAACTCGGTGATGATTTCGCCAGAAGCCCAGGTGGAATTATCCGGCAAATCCTTTGTGGTGGCGGCTCCGGCGGTGTTGTTCAGGGTGATGTCGCCTTCCTTGATCTCAATGGTTCCCATCGCGCGAACCGTGCAGGCGTTGGCGGCTGTTCCGAACAGCGGGGTAAACCGCAAGGTGGCGGCTGAGGCCAGCTCAACTGTGGTTGAGGACGCACAGATAACGACCTTGAGCCGCCCGGTCCCCACAGAGGGGATTTGGACCGTATTGGTCAGGGCGGCGTTGGCGCCGGCGCCGGGGAGCGCGTAGTCCTCGCAGATGATCTGGTCAACGGCGAATCCGTATTTGTTATAGCGTGCCATTCATAGCCTCCTTAGGGTGTGTCGAGAGCGGAGGTTTCGGCGCTCGAAATGTTGGTGTCAAGGATGATGGGGACTCCGCGCCAGGTAGCCAGGCGGGTGTTATAATCCATCGTTTCATTGTATTGGGTCAGGTTGGTGTCCTTCAGGGATTCGATACAGGCGCGGCCAAGCTTGTTGGCGTAGATCACGATGCGGCCAGAGTTCGCCTCGACCTGGTCGATAAGAGTGTTCATCTCGGCGACAGTCGGGCAGTTGCTGGCATTCACGTCCTTAATCACGGCCACCGAAGCGGCAGAGGGGACAACCAGCGTGAAGAACGCATTAATCCACCAGCTATAAACCGGGGCCTGAGCCATCGTGGAGGTGTTGGTCACGGCCAACTGCGGAGCCTCGTTCATCTCCACTACATTGATCAGGTTGCCATCGCTGTTGGCGTTATAGCGCAGGGAAGCGCCATTGGCATCATCCCAACGCACAGCAAAGATCGAGGTGGTGGCGCTGGCATCGGTTCCGGCAGACTGGACATTGCTGTTTGAGTAGGCATACTGATGTAAGCCCATGAAGCCGTCAGTCCCGCCGAAGGTGGGGTTTGTGCCATAGATGATCTGTTTGCTGGCAGCCTGGCCCATGCCCTCAAGGAACGCGCCAAGATTGGCTTCAACCCAGCCAGCTTTGCCACCGGGGTGGGCGGCGATTTCCTGAGCATCTTCCTGCATGAGAGAAGATAAATCCCACAGGTCGATAGCAGCACGGTCTTTGCTGATAGCGGACGGAACGATCCCGGCTCCGAGCGCACGGAAAGCGGCGCTTGGCAGGGCGTTCCAGTATTTGTATTTGTGCTTGTTGCCGAAGTTACTCGGTGCGACAAGTGCGGTCTGCAAAATCCCGGAGCTTTTGACGAGGTCAACGATGACGGCGGGATTATCCCGAACGCCCCACTCGACAGCCAGGTTTTGCAGTTGTGGATAAGTTAGAGCCATTATGCTCTCCTTTGTTAGGTTTTTTTGTTTCCGTATAGTTGCGCGGCGATAGCGGCGCCGGAGCTTGTGTATTGCGGCTGTGCCTCGCCGGGTTTGCCCGGTGCTGGCGGCTGGGTGTTCGGGGTGCTGGTGTCGGGAATGACTAATGCCCCCGATAGTTCCAGCAGTTCCAGGCTCGCTAAATTGGCCTTTGCCTGTTCGACAGTCACCTGATTGTCACCCTCGGCAAAGTGGAATTTGGGGCGGATGGCTTGTATCTTGGCGTGGCGTTTGTCCGTTTCCGGGACATCAAACACTTTCGCCTTTTCCAGCCACATATTGACGATTTTCTCGTCCTCGGCCTTGCGGAAAGCATCGTATTCAGCCTTGACCTTTTTCAACTGCTCAATCTCGGCTTTGAGCTTGCTTTCGGTGTGGGTGAAATCCTCTTTGCTTTCCAATTCGGCTTTGAGTTCCCGGATTTGTTCTTTGCGGGATTTGCTTTCGCCGTTGGCCGATTTGAGGTCGTCAATGATTGTCTGTGCCTCTCTCTTGGCATCTGCCAACAGAGCCTTTGCTTCGCCGGAATCTTCCGGCAGTAGATCGGCTATCTTGCGTAGAGTATCGAGTATAGCCATTCAGTCCTCCTTGCCCCATCTGGGGCGTTGCGTTTTATCTAAACTGGTGGAGGTGCGGGGAATTGAACCCCGGTGCTTGATGTCGCAATTTGCGATTTCAAGTCGATTCACATTCACCCCCGATTCTCTTTATATGTTGCTTCTGAAACTAAATCAAAACTATGTCGGCAATTATAGGCTCTTTCGTCTGCTGTCCTTGCCTCGGCCTCCTCCCGCTCCGCGTCCGTGAAATAGCCTATCTCCAGCAGCTCGATGCACGCCTCACGGGTCACGTCGTCAAGCGGGCCGTTATACGCCCAGAATCGCTCTTCTTTCGGCATGTTCTGGGCGGCCAAATCGTTCGCCATTTGCAAGGTCTGTTTCTTGGCGGTGTTAGCGTATGTCCAAGCGTAGGGCTGCAATCTGGTCTCAAGCTGGGTGCGAATAATGCCAAGACCATCTTCGAGCCTCGCGCCCGCAAGCACGGAGTTCATCACGGTTTGCCGGATCGCCTCCATTGCGTTAGTGCCG